TCAAAAAATTTCCCAGAAAATTTTTCGCCAAAAAAGTCGCCATGGAACACAAAGTAACTTTCAAAACAAAAGACGGTACTCTCAAAGAGCAACGCTTTGATGACTTCAATCAATTCGCAGACACCATTGAGGAACTTGCAGTTGAATACTATGCTGGCATTCGCCCAGAGATTGAAGTCGAAACAATTTACCAAGATATGATTAAAAAGGAGAGAGTAACTGAAAATGGAAGAGTTGACCCAGAAGTTGAATTTATTAGAGATTAGAATAGCAAGAATCGAAGAGAAATTGAATCAACTACCAATTCCTTTTAGATTAATGTACAGACCTCCAGGACATGAAAATCATGTGAACATCGTTCAGTATATGGATGAAGTAGACAAAAGATTAAAAGAACTAGAGAAAAAATAAAAATGCCTTTACTTATTGGACCAACAACAATTGACAGTCCATCAATCAATGGACCTTGCTTGTTTCCAGCACAGCCAATAACGTCACCATTTATTTCTGTTAATGTTTTCTTAAACAAACAGCAACTTCAATTTATTCATGCTTTCCTACCCCCAGACGTAGTTGCCGGTGTACCAAACAATCCATTGATTCCTTGTGTGCCACCATTAACTCCAGCATTCAGAATAGTTGTAACTTCAGTGAATAAATCTGTGTTTATCAACAGGTTTGCTCCTGCTGTTCAAGGTGACGCAACAGAACTAACTACAATTCCAGGTACAAAGAGAATTTTTGTTGCACCGTTTCAGCATCCGAACATCTTGGTTGCCAATCGAGGGAAATAGTGCTATGATGGTCTGGTAGTTCAACAGTCACACTATATGGCAAAGCGTCCTTCACTCACTGGCGGTCAGAAGATCGAGTCCAAGCCCAAATCTACCCGACAGGGTATGGGCAAGAACACGAAATACACAGCCAGTAGTCGCAACGGTGCAAGAAAGCGTTACCGTGGTCAAGGCAGAGGTTAATCATACTAAGCGGCGAAAGCCGCTTTTTTTATTGTCAACATTGAGGTTGTGTAAATAACCTTGAAGGGATAGCAACCCCTTTAAAAGTTCTGTTTGTACCTTTACGGAGTAAACAGATGGCACGATTTCCAGTAGATAGAGGAGAGGAGTTTATTAAATCAGGTATGACTCTGATTTCAGACCTCTCTTCAGAAAAATACCTTAAGAAAATACATAAACGTAAATATGCGGTTCCGCAAGATCGTTTATCTCGCCAATGTGGTGGGGCTGGCGGTTTTGATGATTTTGTAGAAAGGTTCGAGGAATAGAACATAAATAACAATAAACATTTATTTGTGTGTCTAAGACCCTTACTTTTAAAGATCTGAATATCACATTTAAGCCTCATCCGATTACTGGTGATCTAATCACCTCAAAGGATGAGGCTGCTATCAAGCAATCTGTTGTTAACCTATTGTTAACCAGCAAAGGCGAAAGGGTCTTCAACGCAAATTTGGGTTCTTCTGTTACGTCATTATTGTTTGAACCTCTTGATTATGGTACTGCTGGTATGGTTTCAGCAGAAATTCAAAACACCTTGAATGCTTATGAGCCAAGAATTAGAGTTTTGGCAGTCAATACAATTCCTGATTTTGAACAAAATGGATTTGATGTTGAATTAATTTTTGAAGTGATTGGCAGAGAAGACATTCCACTTAATGTAGCATTTTTTCTAGAGAGAACACGATAAATGCCATACGCTCAGGTATCCAATTTAGATTTCGTTGAAATCAAGACCGCTCTTAAAGATTACTTAAGAGCACAAGGAGAGTTTACTGATTTTGATTTCGATGGCTCCGTCTGGAGTAATCTTCTTGATGTACTTGCTTATAATACGTACTACACGGCGTTTAACACCAATCTGGTAGTTAATGAGCTATTCCTAGATTCAGCCACTCTCAGGGACAACGTAGTGTCCTTAGCGAAGCAATTAGGATACCGTCCGAAGTCAATTACCGCACCAAAAGCAGTTGTTAGCTTTGTAGCAACGTTGGGTAACAACTCTCCCACTAATATTATTCTAAAAAAAGGAACTGGATTTGTTACTACATTTGATGATGTCTTATATCAATATAGTGTAGTTCAGGATTATACGGTGCCCGTAATTGACTCGGTAGCAATTTTTAATGAAGTTGAGTTGTATGAGGGTGCAGTTACAACCAATTTCTTTACAGTTAACAGTTCACAGTCATCTCAGCGTTTTATACTACAAAATCCAGGAACTGACACAAATTCAATTCGTGTGAAAGTATATCCTTCACAAAATTCAACATCTTACGAAATTTACAATTTAGCTACAAACATTCTAAATGTAAATTCAGAATCAAAAACATATTTTGTAGATGAGACAGAAGACGAGAAATATGAGATTTTCTTTGGTGATGGAGTTCTCGGAAGAAAACTAGCAAATGGCGAATATGTCGAAATATCTTATATTATTACCAATGGTCCAGAAAGCAACGGAGCAAGAAGTTTTACATTCTCTGGTGTATTAGCAGACGATAATGGCAACAATAATTTCTCAGTATCAATCTCTGACGTTACAACCGTCTCAGTGGCCTCTGGGGGCGAGGAGATTGAGTCAATTAAGAAGATCAAGTATAATGCCCCGAAGTACTTCGGAACGCAAGACAGGGCGGTTACAGCAGCCGATTACGCAGTGATTGTGCGAAATATCTATCCCGCTGTTGCTGATGTCATCACATATGGTGGAGAAGAAGCAGATCCCCCAGAATATGGTAAGGTTAAGATTGCAGTCAAGCCAAATAATCTTACAAAGCTCTCTTCTTTCACAAAAAAAGAAATTGTGGCGGAACTCAAGAATTACATGGTAGCTTCGGTAACACCTGAAATTATTGATCCTTCAATTATCTACGTAGAATTAACTTCTAAAATTTATTATAACAGAGAAGTTACAACTCAAACTCCAGAACAAATCAAATCCAAAGTGATTGCTGGAGTAGAAAATTATATTTCTCAATCTGATACTGAAAAATTCAATGGTAAATTTAGGTATAGTAAATTTGTTGCAGTGATTGACGATGCAGATCGTTCGATCAATTCAAATAATACTACTGTAATGATGAGAAAAGATTTCTACCCTGGAATCAATTCTTCATTTTATTATGAGCTATGTTTCCAAAACGAATTTGATGTTGATTGTGAACGCACTACAGTATCAACCACAGGATTTAAAGTTGTAGAATATCCCAATTATACAGTGTATTTGGAAGATCGCAATGGCAAAATTGTCCTATATAGATTAGATTCTCTCTCTGGCGAAAAAATCGTATTAAATGATTCGATTGGTGTAGTTAATTATAAAAAAGGGGAGATTCAATTATATGATTTAACTATTATTCAAGGTAGTTTCTTTGATAATCGTATTGAATTACGTGCTAGACCTGCTTCAAACGATATTATTGCAACCAGAGAAGTATATCTAGACGTAGATATTTCAAATAGTAAGTTTACAGCGTATCCAGAGTAAGCTAAATGGCGTCAAAAACGAGAAAAATTTCAACCCTAATTGAAAATCAACTTCCTGGGTTCATCTCATCCGAATACGAAAATTTTTCAAAGTTTGTAGAGAAGTACTACGAACAACTTGAGAATCAAGGACAGCCGCTGGATATTATTAATAATATTACAAAATATCGTGATATTGATTTTTATGAAGAAAATTTACTTAAACAGTATACAAAATTATCTACAAATTTAAATTCATCAGATACTACAATTCTTGTAGCTGATGCTTCGTCATTTCCAAGAAAAAACGGTTATGTCCGTATTGGAGATGAAATTTGTTTTTATCAAGAAAGAACTGAAACAGAACTCAGATCTGTCTCTAGAGGAGTAAGTGGTAATACAACTCTTGGAGATCTTTATACAAAATCAGAATTTGTTACTACAGAAGCCACAAGTCATTTTGCTGAAGAAGAAGTTTATAATATCAGCAATTTATTTCTTTATGCTTTTGTAAAAAACTTTGAATCACAGTATCTTGATTCTTTTCCCGAAAAATATTTAAAGGGAGAAGTTGATAAAAGAACTTTAATTAAAAATATAAGTAAATTCTATAAAGCAAAGGGATCGGATAAGTCAATTAAATTTATTTTTAATTCGATTGTTTCTAGAACCCCAAACGATATTCCTGAAGTATTCTATCCAAAAGATAGTACAATCAGACCATCAACTTCTGATTGGGTATCAACATATTCACTTAAAGTCAAAATTCTTTTTGGATCCCCAGAAAATCTAATTGGCGAGAAATTAGAACAATTACCAGATCCATCACACCCAGAAGTCACGTATGCTTCTGGTTTTATTGATAATGTTATATTTAAAGGTGATGACGTATATGAAATTGTATTAGATCCTGCAACAGTAAATGGTACCTTTAACGTTATTGCTAAAACTAAATTAACATCAAATCTTACAAACAATAAAACTGTTGGTGATAGAATTGATGTTGGTTCTACATTAGGATGGAAATTATCTGGCAATTTTTTAATTAATGCAGAACAATTTACTTTTAGTAATAAAAACGTAAATCAATTTATCATTGCCTCTAGATCTTCTTCGCAATCACATTTAGCTGGATCTGATGTATATGGTATTTTTCCAGTTAAAGCAAAACAGACAACATTTTTGATTCTTGGTGTTTTATATAATTTGAATTTAAATACCCCCGCTCCATTTTCAGAATTAGGGGATAAAATTCAAATTTCTAAAGCTGGTGTCGAAAGCAACAGTCCTATAATTTTTGATAGAGGAACCAGTTCTATTCGTTGGTTGATCAATGAATCTAACACAAGACCATCTGTTTTTCAAAATCCAACAGTTCAATCAGCAATTGACAATTTAAACGCCGATGTTTCGGCAATTTATGAAGATGATCAATATTTTTACATTTGTTCTTCGAGTTATCCTTCTCACAGAATTTTAACTGCATCAGTATCGGAATTATTAAAAGATCAAAAAATTCTTCGTTTAATAAGAAAGACACCACTAACCACTACAGAAATTTATGAAACTCCTGCTAGAGATGTAGGAATTATGGTAAATGGAGTTCCTGCATATGGCTGTAAGGATGAAGAGTATGTATTGTATGGCAATATTGTAAATTCAGAAATTACATACAACGGTACTGGATACAAAAATCCTCCATATGTATTAATTAACGATATTCCTGGAAAGGCAACCGCAAACGTGTCGGGAGAGGTCCTAGAATCGATTGTTATTAATACTGATGAAATCTACGCAACAACACCTACAGTGACCATCACGGCTGGCAGAGGTGCCAAAGCGAGAGCTGTGGTGACCAACGGGCAGATTACTGATATTATAGTAATTGATCCAGGTGAATATTATTCCACTGCACCAACTGTCAGAATTATTGACATTGCAGGCAAAGGAAATTTTGCCGAATACAAATCACAAATATCACAAAACGGTCAAGTGATCGGATTTGAAGCAATTAGCACAGGAAAATTTTATACTCAAGCAAATGTACAATTAGAATTAATTGAAGACGCAAAAGGATATGAAGCTACGGCAAAGGTAGAAATTAGAAAATGGTATAAAAATAGATTTAAAGAATATGAAACTAGATTAGATGATTCATATGGTTACATTTTTTCAGATTTCGAAACAAGAGATAAATTAGAAAAAACATTAGGATATGGTTATGTTGCCAATCCAAAAAGATTGCGTATTCAACTAAATGACAATCTAAACACCAATTTTGTAGAGCCATCAATAAAGCAGCATTCTCCCATAATTGGCTTTGCGTATGATGGTAATCCAATATATGGACCCTTTGGATATTCTAATCCGTTAAATCCAAATTCTTCAATTACTAGATTAATTAGTGGGTACAGTGTAGTAGGACCTAGATCTGGAGGACCTTCAACAAATCAATATCCATTAGGAACATTTGTAGACGATTACAAATGGTATGCAAGAGCACTCACTGGAAAACTTTACCTAGATGAAAATAATGGAAGATTTTGTGTAACTCCAGATTATCCAGAAGGAACGTATGCATATTTCCTAACAGTAGATGCATCAAACGAACCAGTATTTCCTTACATCTTAGGAAAAAATTATTATTCTTTGCCAGTAGATTCTAATTACAAATCCGACATTTCCCAAAATAATATTCCAGTAAATTCACAAAGGTTAAGGACTGCTTCAATTGAAAGCAATGGATCCAATACATTAGTAAAAATTAATAATGTTTCGTCTGGAAATGTATCTGGAATTGATATTCAGGATTCTGTAAATACGTTTAAAGTTGGTTCACCTGTGCGAGTAGATAACACTAATACTGGTGGTCAAGGTGTAACTGCATTAGTTTCGGAAGTTAAAGGAATTTCAGTTAATGCAATTGATTGTGTACAAAATAAAGTATTGGATATTTCTTTATTAGAAAATGCCTTTTTATATAATGGGGATATTATTACACAAAATGCCAGTAATGCAACTGGAGAAATTGTTGGTAATGTTATAAATTCAAATCAAGTAATTTTACGCAATGTTTCAGGAATATTTAATACTTCCAATGTAATATCAGCATCAATTCAAGTTGATAATGTATTAGTTGATAAAAATTCTAACTACACAGCAAATTCACAAATTGTTCAAATTAATAATAATAATGTTATAATTGCTGAGGGAGTTGTAGTAGAAACTATAACAAATCAAAATACAGTTAAAATTAAAATTGTTTCTGGACAGTTTCAAGTAAATAATAATTATGTGTTAAAAAGTTCTAATTTAAGTGATACAATTGCAGCTAAAATTGTAACAGTAAATTCATTAAGTACAAATTTACACATTAATTCTATTGATGATAATATTGCTATTGCAAATACAGATGGTACTCATAATTTAACGGTTGGTGATAATATCACTATTGATATTATTCCAGATGATATTCAAACACAAACAACTTATTTTGTAAGAAAAAGAATTTATCAACGTATCAAATTAAATATTCCAACAATTAATTCTAGTATTGATGATACTGGAATTGGCTCATTTGAATATTTAAATGGTGGAGCAGATTATCAAACTGGTCAATATTCAAACGTTGAGTTAGTTTTTAAGGACAATACAAAAATTAGAAGCTCAGTGGGAGCACCAGGAAACCCAAATAATGCGAGGGCTACTATAGTTGTCTCTAATATAAATGGTTCTAATCGTGGAAGAGTTACTAGCATAGTTATTACCAATAAAGGTTCCGAATACAAAAAAGGAGATATTTTAACAGTATCAGATGGTTCTTTAAATAGGCTTGGTAATAGCATATCTACTCAAAGATTAATTATTTCTGTTGATCACGCAGGATTTTCTAGATTGAATAATGCTGTCAAATTATCTAATGTTATTGGACTATCAATAGATGATCAAATTCAAATTGGTTCTGAAATATTAAAAGTAACCAACATAAACACAGCAACAAAAGTTGTATCTGTCTTAAGAGGACAAAATTTTACTACCGCAGTTGATCATTACAACAATCAATTTGTAAATTTATATGATAATCAATATAGATTTAATTATGCCTCACAATTGTTAGGACAAACATTTAATGACCCATATGTTTTTAATTACGACAAAAATACTCAATTATTAACTTTAGTTTATAATTATGGAGCAAATAATATTAATGTGATAAAAAAGGAAAGAGTATTTTATGATGAAAGTACTCCAAAGAAAACTGTTACAATTTCTTCAACTGAACTTGCAGAATCTGAATTTCAATTTTCTAAAATAAACAATGACTCTGAATTTAAAGCAAATCCAGTTATTGATATAACAAAATACTACAAATATAAATTTGATACCAGCCATTTTTCAATGTTGGGTACTTATTTGGATTTTTCTCCTAGTTTGTCATATAACATAAATCCAATTGAAGTTCAATCATCCCCAGTGGAGCCAGGTCAAGGTGGAGCTGAGGTTGTTGTTAAATTTGGATATAATAATAATTC